TTGGTAGCAACAGATTTTTTAGCACTACAGTCATATCATGTTGTGCTGTCTACTTTGAATTTTTTAAAAGCAAACAACATAACATTTGCTTACACACTTGGCGGTACTGAATTGCCAGAACATGTGTTCAAAAATATGAGCATACCAAACGAGTTAGAGCAATACCTTGCAAACAAGATATCCGCAAATCTTTGGGATTACCCCAATCCCACATTACACGGCTATCACGTGTATGATTGTGATTGGCAAGATAAGTTCAAGCAAGCGGTAGGAGAAACACTGGGTATTGACTTTTGTTAACATAGTGTTATAATAGTAATATGACTGATAAACTAAGCATTGCTAACGAGATGAAAATGTTTGACCACAAGGTCAGAGACTTCTATGACGAGTTGTCAGAAGACGAGCGCAAGAAGTTTGCTCCATTCCTTATGATACGATGGGGATCGGCAGTAGAAGGTTCGAGAGATCTACAGGAGTTCTATGTTATTTCTACAAATGAACGTTTAAACAAAAACTTCTTTAACATTAACTCAACTCGACATCGTAAACTGCAATGGCTCATGGCCACAACTGTGAGTCCAGGACTGGGCTCAATGAGACACAACTGGATTGCTCCCAAGAAAAAAGAAGCAGGTGTTGGTAGCATAAAAAAACAATTGGCAGAGCTGTTTCCGCACTACAAGTCAGACGAGATAGACGTCATGGCAGCAATAACAACCAAAAAAGAACTTGATCAATACATTAGAGCACATGGCCGAGACAACAAGTAAGTTTACATGTGAGTTTTGCAAGAAAGAGTTTGCACGTGAAAGCTCTATTGCAGTACACATGTGCGAGCCCAAGCGCAGGCGCATGGAACAAAGTGAGCGTGGTGTACAATTGGGATTCCAGGCCTACATCAAGTTTTATGAAATGGCACAAGGTAGTGCCAAACTCAAAACATTTGAGGACTTTTGTGACAGTCCTTATTATCGAGCCTTTGTAAAGTTTGGTCGTTATTGTGTAAACACACGAGCTATTAACCCTGCACAGTTTATGACCTGGTTGCTTAAGAACAACAAGAAAATTGACCATTGGTGCAGTGACAAAATCTACACAGAGTACTTGTTGTTCTATTTGAAGGTAGAAGCTGTAGCAGATGCCTTGGCCCGTGCAGTAGAGTACAGCATTGACTGGCATGAGAAGACCGCGCATCCAGCACACGACTGTTTAAGATATGGCAATACCAATGCGTTATGTCATGCTGTAACAACAGGACGCATCAGTCCCTGGGTAATCTACAACTCAGCGTCAGGCCAAGAGTTCTTGAACACACTAGATACCTCACAGATCACAATGATATGGCCATACATTGATTCAGATGCATGGCAAAAGAAATTTCATGACTACTCAGCAGACCAAGAGTATGCCAAGGAAATTTTAAAACAAGCAGGATGGTAACATGATTCAGATTGACTTTCAAGGTGGGGCACACGGCAACTATCTTGAATTTGTCTGCAATACCATGTGCGGAGTAACAGAAGGCATTCCCTTTAACTCAGCAGGCGCCTCGCACTTAAAAAAAGTACACTAGCAGAAAAGTTTTCTATGCCGATCACTATTCGTATCAGGGCAAGGATCTAGGAGAAAAAGTTGTTAGTATTCAAATAACCAAAAATGACTTGCTGCCGTTATTGCAGATCAGTTTGTTGCGAGCTGGTGATTATGGTTATGATAACAACAACCTCGAAGTTGACACTTACAACAAACTCAACAATTCAGATTATCGGTGGGCACTGGATAAACTTATTGATGGATTTTTCAAAGATCAAGTACAACAAAGTTATAATAATGTACGAGATCCGGCGTGGCCTGACATCAAAACAATCAACGACTATAATGCGTTGCCTGTACACATTCAACATGAATGCAACACTATACACAAATTAGAACTACTTGAACTATCTGAAAACTATCCCAACTGCCCAAGATCAGTACTGAGAGAATTTTTTTCAAATAGGGTTTGAACATCCAGGCCAACAGGGATTTATGCATCGCCAAAACACCATGGTTAATTATGGCACACGATCGGTGTGTGTATTTCCTTTTGAGTGTTTCTACAACATTGATCAGTTTGTGCATCAACTCAAACGCATTGCATCTTGGGCAGGAATACAGTATAATCAACATGATAGGATTGTGGAAATGCATGAAGAGTTTTTAAAACGGCAACCATATGCACATAGTAAAACTAGATGTGATGCTATGGTGCAAAACATAATACAAAATCAACCAGCCGATGATGTTAGAGATTTACTAGAAGAAGCGTATGTAAACGCACAATTAAAAAAAGTACGGACATGAGTGCAGATATTGACATTGACTTTGCTGACAGAGATCTTGTGCTGAAGTTGATTCGGCACACTCCGGCACGGCAAGTGACACAAGGTCAAGTACGCCGACACAACTCAGGTGTGTATGTTACAGACATTCCACATGATCCCATAAATGGGTGTGCAGCCATAGACTATGAACAAGCAGAACAACGTGGCTACTTCAAACTAGACTTCTTGAATATGAGTGTTTATCAGCTAGTTAAAAGTCCTGAACACTATCAAGAGATGTTGGCAGCCACACCTCCTTGGAATAGACTTTGGCAAGATACCAATTGGTCCAAGCAGTTGGTTCACGTGGGAAATTACACAGACTTGTTGAAGAACATGCGCCCATCAACTATACCACAGATGGCAGCGTTTATCAGTATCATTAGACCAGGCAAAGCTCACTTGCAGAATCAGCTCTGGGCGGATGTGTTTGCTACAGTATGGGACGGCGACGACTCACAAGGATACACGTTTAAAAAGTCACATGCTGTAAGTTATGCAGCCTTGGTTGCATTGCATATGAATTTAATTGACAATCATTGACCGATGCCAGTGTGTTCCAAATGCATCAACAGACTCAGGTGCATTGATAAATGGAAGCATGGCATTCCAATAGTCATGTGCTCTTTTTTGTGCTGTAGTTCCTAGCATCTTGCATAGATAATGGCTACCACCTGGTTTGAAAAGTTCTGCATAGTCAAGGTCAATTGGCAGTAGAGGTGCCAACTTTTTATAAAACATCAAGTAATTTAATTGATTGTTATCCGGTAATTGTTGATCAGTTATTGCCATGTCAATTTTATTGTTGATATAATCAATAGCGTAGTTGTTGGTTACAAATTCTGAAGTATCGAATAGATTCCCAACAAATCTAATTTTATGTTGTCGAAAGTGGTTGTTGTATTCCATGCCAATACACAGATGTACTTTGACCAATCGATCCCAATGATATTGTATCATGTCTGCACGGCTCAAATCAATCCCGGCTATTGTTAAGATTCCTGAATCAACTAAGTTGGCTAATCTGTTTATGTTGCTATCACTAGTACTAACATCGTTGTCAATGTGGCACGATATTGCTAACGTACAATTAACAGTTGGATCGATGATCAAATCACCACAATCGATACTATCAAGTAATAAAGTGACTGACCATTGAGCAGTATTAATCCTACTGTACCCTACTAATGGATCAATGATCCAAGGAGTTCTTACACTCCCGTTGCACAGGCCAAGCCAACCACAAACAAAGTCTTTTCTTGCTCCTGCACTACCAACAGTTATTATAATTTTAGAAACTCTTAAATTATCACACGGATTCATGTTAATCTAATTTTCTGACCAATGTTATGCTCTTTCTTTTGATTTTTTTGCGAGCAATGTCCAGCAGGCTACATGCAGGCCCGTGTATGATTTCTAGATCTTTGTTGACAAATGTTCGTAAAGTGTAGCGGAATTTGTCCCAATCTCCGCGCAAGAATATGTTTATGGGCACACTACGATTGCTTTCCCACCACCAGGTGGTAGCTAGCTCTAAAAACTGTAGTTTATCCTCTTGTGCAAGTACACTACCAAAGTCGTAGATAGTTGTAACAGCATCGTCTCTGTTTTGTACAACCCCAACATACTCGGTGTTGGCATAAACGCAAAGCGTAACAAACGGATACTTTTCCGTGAGTTTTTCAAAAATATTGTTACCCATAAATACTTGTCGAGGATCCTATGTATTCAACCACTGCTTACTTATATCAGCAAATTACCAGAGTATTATTGATTGACACCAGTGGTGGCTATTTCACAGCGAGGTACGACCCAGTGTACGCAAAACAATTAACCGTTAACAAAGGTGTAGATAATGTTCTACTCTTTGAATTTATCAACCAAGATCAAAAGCCTGTAAACGTTACAGGCAGCACATTTGTGTTCCGCATGATCAGCCAAAATGGCGATGAATTACTGCTCAGCAAAGAGATGGAAATACTCAGTGCCGCAACTGGCAGAGTCAAAGTAGTGCTGACAGGCGAGGACACTATTGATTTAATAGCACAGCCTGCCAGCTACAGTATTCAGCGTACATCAGGCAACTATGTGCAAGCTGTGTACACAGATGCTAACTCACAAGCACGAGCAGACTGCAACATCGTAGACTCAGTGTTGCCGCAGTTTCAAGACAGCGCCAACTTGACCATACCCACAATTTACGGCCCTATGAGTTGGCCACAGAATCCGCCTAGTGGTTGGCCTGATTGGGCATTGAATCCGCAACCTATTAACTATACTCAAACTACAGAATTCTACTCCAGCCAGATTCCTACTGTGGGTGCTAGCTTGACCACAGTCAAAATGGATCTAACACATTTTACTGGCACAATCAAAGCACAAGGCGCACAGGATTATGAAGCACCTTGGTATGATGTAACCACATCTACTTCGTATCTAAATGCCACAGAAACCATTTATCTCAACATTGTGGGATTCCATCCGTTAATCCGTGTGGCATTTAATCAAAGTCAAGGCTGGGGCGCCACTGCCACTGCCACGGTGGTTGATGGTGTGGTCACAGGAATCACTGTGAACAATCCTGGATACTATTATGTTGCTCCTCCAAATGTGTTGATTGTGGGCAACGGTGCAGGAGCCAAGGCCACAGCCACTCTGGGTGCTGATGGCGGATGCGGACCAATCACAGTGACCGATGGCGGTTCAGGTTACTTGCCAATTACATTTGGTAATCCTGTGTATGCCAATGTTGTCATAAACAACGGCACTGTTACCAATTTGATGTATCGCTGATTGATCTTTGTCGATTAATCTGTTATACTAAACAGATGCTAGACATTGTCTCCTACTTACCCGGCAAACGCAAACACACTCCATCTGGATGGATCAGCTTCAATGCGGTGTGTTGCCATTACAATGTTGGCAGCGTTGACAAACGCAGCCGTGGTGGACTCAAGGCCTCTGAACAGGGCTGGAGTTATCACTGCTTCAACTGTGGATACACCGCCAGCTTTATCCTTGGCCGCTCAGTGAGCTACAAGGCCCGTAGGCTCTTGAACTGGTTTGGTGTACCCGATGCTGAGATTGATCATCTCAATCTAGAAAGTCTGCGGCACAGAAGTATCAATGGCATCTTAGAAGATCGTCAAAAAACTTTTAACTCACTTTCTGCAATTGAGTTTGAAGAACGTGACTTGCCACCGTTCGCTGAACTGTTGACTGATGAAGGCAACTACAGAGACTATGTGCGTTC